TTTGCCTGCTTTGTTTGGCATTGCATGGGCGTTTTGATATTTAATGACTTCTCAGTCCCCTCGGCGTCTGGTTAAACGGGCCAATCGCAAAAGATTGAACCCAACCGGGAGCGGGGTCGCCAGGCCCCTGTGGTGCCATCCCCCCGGTGATTTTACTCAAATACGAGGCGGTAAAGGACACGGCCGACCCTCATGGTCAACCGCTCTAAACATCAAACAACGTGCCTCGGGGGCTTGATTTGCCCCTACGTCTTTAGCCGCATGCGCAAGCATGTCATCGGCAAAACGAATGATAGTGTTCTTGAGCGAAACATCAGGCTCGCCAGTGAGTATGCTGGCTTCGAATTTGCTCTTCACTTTAATCGGTTCGGCGTCAGTGGGGTACATCACTTTGCTCACAAACTGCCTGTCCTTCAAGAGACGCCGCACCCAAGGCGGATAAAAGTCCCAAGCCAGGTCAGCCGCACGCAAGATAGGTTCCCAGTGATTCTTATCATAGGCCGAGGCGTCAGTGCAGTCGGCGTGTTGAAAATGCCCTCGAACCGCTGCACTTATCTCGGCCAAATCTACCGGGTTGGCCCCCTTCGCCCAGACCAAATCCACGCGGTGTATGCACTCCGGGAGGTTTTTATACACACCCGGCGCAAGTAATTTGCCGACCTTCTTGGCGACGAGTTGAACTGTAGGGCCCCGAAGGGAACTCAGTTCGTCGCTCAAAGCCGAAATACCACGCGGTTTCGGTATCTCTTTGACCTCCAACTGTGTCTTGTTGAATGTCTTGGAGACATGCAGCTTCTTCATCGTCGAACCCTGCTGCAACAAGGTATGAAACGCCCGTGTGAAGTCAACCCGCCTGTTGGCGGGGTACACACCAGGGCGATTGACCCACCAGTCAAATCTCTCCTCCATCGACCACTTCAGTTTGTGGTAGTCACGTAGGGCGAGCCGAAGGGGATGACAAATCTCAATCACAAGCTTTTGGAGTTGCATCCCCACCGGGGTGGGCATCGGCCGCGCTAGAGCCCGTCTCAACAGCAGTGCGCGCATCCCGTTAGCAGCGCACCTAGACGTAAAGCTCACAAACTTATCCATACACCCCGGGCCGATGAATTGCGGGGCAGGCGCGTTGTGCGAGTGTTCCTCACATTCAATCCCATCGATGACGCGCAAATCGGTGGGTGTGGCAAAGTTAGCCACAGGGGGTCGCATTGTCACGACGTACCCCCACAACACACGCCCGTGGTGTTCACCAACAGGCTCCAGAGTCAAATCCGCGGTCGGCACAATCTCCATTAATGTTCGACACCCGCGTGTCACCACCATCTCAAAGGTGGAATCCAACGGCGGGAGTTGAAATGGCCGACCCCGCAGACACAGCCTACCTCGAGGAGCCCCGGTGTCTGGATCAACGGGGGAGTAATGGCTGTAACTGCGGTAATAATTGCGGACACCGAATCGGTTGTAGGCAAAGTGAGCCAACACGACCGGTGTATGTCCGAGATACACGTACCCTAAAGCTTGGATGATGTGTTGCGCCAGCAAAAAATAATTGCTGGTCAAGGCAGTCTCCAACAACCCAATGGCAAGTGCAAACAAGGGGGCTAGCGGCCCAGAGATGGTTGAGAGGAACAAAGCGACTGCCTCCTCCAACAACGCACCGGCTGCATAGCTCCACAAACGGGTTGGTGCCACGGGGACCTCCAACTCCGTATCTTGCTTGATAATAATTGACGCCACTGGGTGATGTATAACACCATCTTCTGGGTACGGGCATTCCCGGATTGCGTTTTCAAAGTCCAACAACTCATCGATTGTAAATTGGTAGCCGTATTGTTTGGTCACCCACTCAAGGGTGGCATCGCAACACATGGGCGTGGACTCTGGACGGACGCAAAACCGTTCCATCCGCAGGACCCATTCGCTCCTCAGATGGGCGGGGATAGTTTTCCTGCGGGCTGTGTTTGTCACTCGCAACCACAAATCAACAAACGCGCGAATGATTGGGACGTCACCATAGTAAGCTTTGTAGCACAGCGCCAAGTCGCGCAAACGCCCGAGACGATACTTCTCAGGGAGTTGGCGAACAGATGAATGAGCGCGTGTCAAAAACCGACCAATTTTCATGACCATGACAGAAATCGGGAAACCCTTGGCACTTTGCATCGGTACCGGGAAACATGAGTAGAATTCTGCGTGATCAGGATCGTCCTGCACGTATTTGTTGACGGAGTTCGTCAGCGAGTAACCGGCGGCTTCACTAACGGCCATCACCGCCGACATGTCGGCGGAGTGGCGAGTGAAAGAGGCGACATCATCGCCACCGGCTAAACAAGCGTAATTGCCTACCAGAGTCGCTAGGTCGACAATCCACTTCGTCCATCGAAACTTTACCAAGGGGGCTGGGACGAAAACCCTCCAGGCGTGATGTAAGAGCGACATAGGTTCGCCGCTCGTCCAACGAGATGGCAATCCTCCCACACATCGACTAACTTGGACTGCAACACTCCACAAACCAATCACAACGAAGCAGACGAACAGCGCCTCCCAAGTCTGCAACATACAAACAGCCAAAACGGCACAGAATGTAAAGCAAAGGAAGAACGCATCCAATAAACCTCGGCAAGGGTTGGGAATTGAAGGCAGATACATCTTCTGGGCAGTAAGGTCAGCACGCAAATACGTCGAATAAGCGGAACATGCCACATAGGCCCGAAGGTACCAGGTGTCGAATAGGCCAGTAAAGCTCTCGTAAGCTCTCCTGGCCCAGTATTGGCCGTACATTTGATGTCCCACCAGAATATTTGGGTGGGGACGGCTGTGTGGGGCGCCATGCCCAAGGGTGTGTTTGCTCCTGCCAGCACAGAAGATCACAATACCGAGGGCCACCAATGCGGGCAATAAGAGTGGGCTTTGAACACGCTCCGCAAATATGGTGTACATGACAAGGACGATAGCCACGTAAACAGAGAGGACAACTTCCATCACTGTTTTCCGGAACTGAGCTCCCACGACAGCTGCGCGCGCGTCGTGGATGGCATCGGCGTAATGTTGTTTCAAATAAGCCACAGCGGCAGGGGCCATGGATGGATCCATAGCCGCACAGCTGTTGACCGATTGCCAAATCGCCCTGTCAATTTCCGTTTCACGTTTACCCCCAAAATTCAACATAGATGCAATAGCACCTTGGGGGATGTGAACACGGCACGCCGGGGTTTCTATGACCTCCACGGCGTTGCTAGAGATGGTGAAGTCCGCAGCCGCGCCTTCGCGCTGGTCGTTCTGCTGGACTGTGAACACACAACCGAGTGGTTGGTCTGCCTCGACGACGATGCCTTTTTCGTTCACCCACTTCAAAACCGAATAAGCATGCAGTGTCCCAAAAGGAGAGCCACTTGCCATGCGAGTTGCAACTGACAAGTACTCTGGGGTCTGTATATGCCTCTCCGGCAACGGAATGTGAATGTACGAGACGTCGAATTGTTGGTCTAAGCAGACGGCAAGATTGCCATCATCGTATGTGGTCCAAGCCATCTCTTGTGCCAACTTCCCCTTTGCCAAACGATAATGATGTGATAAAGTAAACAAATGGGGGAGGGACGCATTTCCAATTGCTAGCGGGAAATAATAAGCGCTGTCAATCGCCACCACCAACTGACCTTGACCATAAACGTGCTCACAAAGACGGTTCGTGTGTATGCAACCACACCCGGGAAGAAACACCTCCGGGAACTCCATCTCTGCGTGTTGGTCTTGTCGGCGATAGCCTTGATCCTGGGTGGTACCATAGATCGGTGAATTGGGGAGGGTGGGCTGGTTCACCCAAATTCGCGGTAGCCTGATATTTAACAGTAATTTCAACCGTGCGAACACGCCCAAAACCGGCAGCCACCTTTTGCGGCAGCCACCAGCGTCAAAAATGTCCAGTTCGTTGACCACTGCATACGCAAACAACTGCATTAGCAAGTGATCCCGCAGGTCATGTAAGACGCCATGTGGGCGGTTCAGCGAACGGGGTAGCTCGCGTAAACCCAACCGCTGTTTTGATTGAGAACAGCTGGCAAAACTCAGCCCCATATCAGGGCAAAAATTCGCATAAGAGCGGACGGTTGCGGCAGGATCCGGTAACTCACCAATCACGTGGGAGATAAATTGTTCGTTATACTTCTCCGGTTCCAAACCTTCCAATCCCTCCTTCACTCTCCTAGCGATGAAAGACTCATAGGGCGAGCAGAGCTCAAACTCCGATGCGTCAGTCACCGCCTCGACACCGGAGGGAACAGGACTCGCACAAACACCCGACGCAGCCAAAGCGGTCGAGGGTGTGGTGCAAGCCCCGGCATCCTCCGGGTCGGTGCTAACAGTCGCTACATCTTTACGCCTCGCGCGGCGACTAGCGCGAGTGCTGGGTGTGGCTTGTGATCCGCCAACCTGAGCCGTGCTGAGCGGCGGCGATGCCCCTTGGGGCTTCGCGGCTGCCTTGGTTGCTCTACGAGGTTTACCTCGCCCACGGGAACGACCCTGGTGTTCCACAGCGGTGCAAGCAACAGCACTGTCTCCAATCGCAGAAGATTGCAAAGAATCAGAAACAACGGTGATAGTCTTGGTTGTACTTGTCATGGTTGTAAAAGGGCTTAGGGTGGCCCACCCCCCCGCAATGCGGTGCGGGGAGCCCGGGTGATTTTATTGACCGTGTATCACCAAACCACGGGAGAGTAGCTGCCATCTGCAGGGGTACCGCCTAGGGGACAGGATATACTGGACATCCCTAGCCGGAAACCCGAGCAGGCGCCATCAAATGACTT